AGGAGCGCCTGGTTGCTTTTTGGGAGCGCCCGCCGGTTGCTCCTCCTCTCACCTTTCTCGCCCCATGTCCCCACCCACCTCCGGTCATACACTCTCTCCACTATTTGGGTGAGGAGGGTGGGGATTATTTTTGATACCCGTAACATGTATTATGTTGACTTGTGACATATGTTCAGTTTACATAATACATGCATGCGTGCTGTTCTTCTCCACCCGCTTACTCCAGAGCACCGCGCAAAGCCCCGGCAGGACGGGGCTTTATCTTGCAGCCGAGCAGTTCACATAATACTTATTATCGGACGCAGACCCATGATCAAGATGCTCTAGCGCACCGCCATGACCAGACCCACCCCACTCCTCCACTGCCCCCTGTCCTGGCTCCTCGCCCTCCTCCACTGGTACGCCGACCAAGTCCGCCACCTCGCCAACAGACTCGAGCGATGGGGTGACTGTCTCCGCTCCCGTATGGGGTGGACCCGATGAGACGACGACCACCAGCCGGACCAGGGGACGCCCTCACCATTCTGTTTTTCTTCTGCCTGTTGGGGATCGTGCTCCTCAAGATAGTGCTCTCCTTCATGACACCATAGCCGAGGCCGTCCTGGCCGCAGACCCATACTGTCACCCGGATAACTCAGAGAGGGGATAGGTCATGCGACGACTCACCCGCTACCGCTTTGGCCCACCTCCCTGCACCCACCGCAAACTCCGTGCCACCCTCCGACTCCTCTCCCGTGGCACCCCCCTCACCCTCGCCTGCGAACGCACCCACCTCTCCAAGCAGACCTTCTACCACTGGAGCCGACGCGCCATACACGGCGACCCCCACCTGCACTGGCTCCTCTCACTCCTCCACCAGTCGATCCTCCACCCACCCCACTGCTTCCTCTGCAACTCCCCCGTATACCTCCGTCTCCAAGAGTTCCGCTACACCGAGCCCGACCACGACTCCCCCGCAGTGCTATGCTCGGAATCCTGTGTGCAGCAATGGTTTCCGCCGTTAGCCCAAACTATCTGAGCGACACAGTCATCCGGTCAAGTACTCCTATGGGGACACCCATCTTCCCACTTTGAGGGACCCATGCCTGATGCGGAAAACCCACTCTCCACTCCCCAACCATGGGACCGACTTCCCGACGAGTCAGCGAAGGCGCACGGGGCCTTTGTGCTGTATCGGTCTCTGCCTTCTATGGGTCGGTATGTACGGAGCGCATACGTGCTCTACCTCAAGGAGCAGGGTCGGGACCAGTCGGACATCATCGGCGCTAAGCCCCACCCCGCCTTCCGCAAGTGGTCCAAGGATTACCAGTGGGAGGAGCGAGCTGCGGCCTGGGATCAGCACCAGCTCGGGTTGGAGTTGGACGCCGTCAAGGAACAGCGCAGCCGGATCCGCATCGCAGCCCACGACGGAATACTCACCGGCATCCGCAAACAGAACGGACGCATTGACGAGCTCTCCCCCTACAATCTCTCCTTCTGGATCAGCACCCTGGTCGGCCTGCTCAAATACATGGACGAGGCAGGCGCTTCCTCCAGCGACGGCACCCAAGAGGTCAGCTACTCTGACCCCTGGATGGAAGCCGAGCCGCAGCCGTCCGAGGCCGCCGATGCCTAGCCTGCACTTCTCCCCCAACCCGGCGCAGGAACAATTCCTCCGAGCGATGCGACCCAATCAACGCCACTTCTTTCGGGCGGGATGGGGCACCGGCAAGACCACACTCGGCGCGTTCATCGGCCAACGCCTGGCGCACCTGAACCCAGGGGTGAATGGTCTTGTTGCATCGCACAACTATAACCACGTCTCGGTCAACCTCATCCCCAAGATCATCGCCCACCTCAAGGAGGCTGGTACCTTCGCTCGGGTCAACAAGAACGAGCGGGTGATCTACCTGACCACCGATGCCAAGATCCAGTGGGGCAGCGCCGACCGGCCGCCCTCGATGGACGGCAACGACGTGGGCTGGGTCATCGGTGACGAGGTCCGACACTGGCCCCCCGAGTCCTACATTATCTTCCAGTCGAGGATGCGAGACCAGCGGGCACGCTACCCCGCCGAGGTCCTCTTGACTACTCCCGACATGGGGTGGATCTACGACGAGTTCCGCGACAACCCAGACCTGATCGAGGTGGTCTCCTCCACCCAGGCCAACGTCGCCAACCTGCGCCCCGGCTACATCGACGACCAGCGTCGGCGTCTGTCCGTCGCGCAGGCCAAGCAGTTCATCGACGCCGAGTGGGGGGCGATGTCAGACGCCGCCTTCCCCGAGTTCGAGGAAGAGACCCACGTCCAGGAAGGCCTGACCCGCGGTGTCCAAAAGGTTCATGTATTCATGGACTTTGGTTACAACCACCCCGCTGTTATCTATGCTACATACCACGACATCTGCCCCCGCCATGCGACCCGCGAGTGCATCCATGTGGTGGGCGAGATGATGCCGAACCAGTGCCCCACCCACCGTCTGGTCATCGAGGTCAAGCACGACCTGAGACGCAGGGGCTGGGTGGCTGACACAGTCTTCATCGATCCAGCCGGAGCAGGCACCGACATCCAGACCGGACGCCGTGACCTGGACCTGTTGGAGGACGCGGGGTTCGAGGTGGAGTACACCACCGACCCCGCCAACCGCTCTGTGATCGCTTCCTCCTCTCACGTCCAGGCCATGCTTGAGCCAGCGCAGGGACCACCCCGCCTGTACCTCGACGCATCGCTGGAGACGGGCGGGAAGAGCGACGGATACCGAGGGCTGCGTGACGCGCTGGCCCGCATCAAGAGTGACCCTCGCCGCCGAGCTTTTAAGAAAGACGGTTGGTACGATCACGCCATCGACGCGCTGCGATACGGGACGGTCAACCTCGTCCCCGTGGTGGGTGGTGGTATCGGAGTCTATTAGCCGAGGCCGCGTTGGCCGTTAGATAGGATGACCCATGGATCTCGAATACATCAAACGCGCATGGCAGGGTAGCCAGGCAGCCCGCGCCAAGGCAGAGAGCAAGCGCAAGATGTACCAGCACGACTGGACCGACCAGCTCAAGGTCGAGATCCTGAGACTGTTCCTCGCGCAGAATGCGGAGAAGCTCAACGTCCGAGCAGACACCACGCTGAACATGATGCGGTCTGTCATCGACGAGCTCGCCGCCATCTACTCGCGACCTGTCAGCCGACGCATCGGCGAGACCGAGCTGGTCCTGTCGGCCGAGGTCGACATGGCGTTTGACCTGGCGAGCAAGTGGACCTTCTGCATGGGCGAGACCCTTATCCGTCCGCTCTGGTTGGGCGACCGCATCGGCGTGGACGTGGTGCCCCGCGATCGCTTCCACGCGATCCCCGATCCCCGTGACCGGATGAAGCTCCGCGTTGCACTGATCGAACACCGCAACCGCGACGGCCGGACCAGCAAGATCGAACTGTGGACAGACGACGTGGCGGTGATGGTGGATGCCAGCTTCAAGGTGCTGCCCCGCTTGGACGCCGAGGGCAATCCGCTCCTCGACGCCGAGGGCAAGCCCGACGTGTCCAACCCCTATGGCCGCATCCCCTGGCTGGTGGCGCACAACCGCTACCCCTCCTCTGGGTTCTGGGATGATACCGAGTCCGATGCGCTGGTCGCAGCCTCCCTCGCCATCGGCGTTGGCATGACTGACCACGCTCACCTGCGACACCTCCAGAGTTACAAGCAGTTGGCCATCCGCACCGACGGCAAGAAGGGGAGCAGCATCGCCAAGCTCGCGAGCGACCCCGCGTCTGTTCTCCTCCTCCGAGGCGCTGCCGCGAACGCCCAGGTGCTCGACATGCAGGCAGACCTGCGCGGTCATCTGGACACCCTGCTCACCGCAGCCGACCAGGTGTTCCACTCGTATGGTATCCGACCCGACGTCGTGAAGGGCACCAAGATGGCGCTGTCGGGCTATGCGCTCAAGCTCAAACTGCACAAACAGCAGATGGTCTGGGAGCGCCTCAGGAACCTCTGGAGACTCTGGGAGCGTGAGTTCTGGGCAGCGGCCAGGGATGTCCTGTACGTCGACTCTGGTGGCGCTATGGTCGTCCCAGAGGGCGAACTGCACATCGAGTATCCCGAGGTCGGACCCGGCCGAGACCCCGAGGCGATCGGCACCGCCACTCGCTCCGATGTCAACTCCGGCATCATCTCTCGCCGGGAGGCTCTCCGCATCCGTGGCTACAGCCCCGAGGCCATTGACCAGATCGAGTCTGAACTGCTGGAGCAACAGGTGGCTGCGGCTGCCGTATCGGCTCCTCCCCTGATGCCCGCTGACGCTGCGGCCGAGGGGGTCTGATGAAGTCCCTCATGGATAAGCTCCTCACGATGCAGGACGCTGCCCTCTCGAATCTGTTTGGGGGTGGTGGCACTAAGGCAGTAGCCGAGGCCGTGGCGGCAGGGGCCTCCTTGAAAGATGCACTGGCCGTCGAGATAGAGACAGCGTTTGCGGCCATGTCCAAGTTCGGCACCGACTCTCTCTCTGCCCTCAACGAGGGACTCGGGATCGAGGGCGATGCAGAGGGCAAGTCTGACCCCACTGTCCAGGCCCGCATGGAGTTGGTCGCGCAGCGCTCCACCAAACAAGCGCAAGCGTGGGTCGCCAACAACCTTGGCCAACTGTTCGAGGCCAAGCAACCACTGGTGGACCGGCTGGTCCGCGAGGTGACCAAGGGCTACCTCAAGGCCGACGTACTGGACCAGGTCGTCCAGGGCACGCGCAGCCAGGCCCGCACCCTCTCCAACACTGCCCTCGGTGGAGTGCAGCGGATGAACCAGCACGAGGTCGCCGCTGAGATCTCCGACGGCACCGACGTGCTGTTCCTCTACGCAGGACCCACGGACCAGAAAGCTCGCCCCTACTGCGCCGCGCTGGTCGACAAGGTCGTGACGCTGGAGCAGCTGCGCGGCACACCCAACGGACACAACCTGCCACCCCACGTCTACCTCGGCGGGTATAACTGCCGACACACCCTGCTTCCTGTGAGCAACCGGATGGTCGAAGCGATGGGTCTTGTCCGCGCCACGTCACAGGATTATGTGCGTGCCAAGTCGGAGGCTCGACGCTGATGGCTAAGTATGGAGTGGAAGTAGCAGACGGCATCCAGGCCACGGTCAATCAGGTGGCCACCCGACTCCTCACCGAACTGGCCAGCGGTCAGCTCATCAACCTGCGCCAGCGAGTGGCGAGAGGGGAGGGGCTCGACGACCAACCGATGGCGCCACTGACCCGAGCCTATGCCAAGCGCAAGGGCAGCGAGACACGCGACCTACTCCTGACCGGGCGGATGCTCGGCTCCCTCCGCGTCGATGTC